AGTAGTGTGCCCCTAGGAACATTAATATATTTACAAAAAGGTCATTAAAGTGAATTTTAAATTTTGTGGGCACACTGAATTACTCTAATTAAATTCAAATTTGGATCTACCACCTCTTTTTTCAGGGTCTATGAAAGCTTCAAACCCTTCTGATTTTTGGTTCTGTCTAATCCTTTCATTGGTTAATCTGAATGCTTTGTCGCAAAAATGCTGAATGATTGACTTCCAAGGTTCTTCTTTGACCTTGAAATCTCGAAGAACTTCTAAAAATTTCCGCACACGCTTCCACTTAATTGTCCTTAAAATCGGGTCTTCTAAGAATACTTTAGGGATGTCAAATTGGTGAAACTCTGGATCCATGTTGTTTCTATACATACACATGTGTATACATTGGTCTAATTCTGTTGACCATTGGTTAGTTTTTAATTCAATCACAATCCAATGTATTTCTTCGAGTATTGATAGATTCTCGTTTGAGCAAAATCCCATGTCAAGGAAGTCAAATGCTTTTTCGAATTTCTCACATTCTCTTATTAAGGCAGTCCTAAATGCCCCTTTGTAGGTCATTCCTCTCTCACCTTTGGTGTTGTAGACAACAGAGAATATGGGGTTACACTCCAACTGCTCTTCTATGTCGACTTGCATCACTTCATCTGATAAAAACTCAAATGCCATCTGGTCTTCTTTGTAACCTTCACATTTGAAAACTCTGCACATATCAATGAGGGACGCTTGTGCCATTGTATCATAATTCAAGCTCAATAGACTTGGGCTTGACATCAATGCAGCTATATCCATCCCTCCGCTTTTAATAGGGGGACCAGAAAAGAATGTCATCTTTTGGAAATGTGCTTTCCTAACTGTAGCATACTCATTTGGATTTACTTGTAATTTGCTCAAAGTGTAAACCTGCATATTCAATCTCATAATTTTGTCTTTGTCTGGCCTCTTTTGCTGATATAATTTTCTTACCACTACTGGACATACAGGTATCCATTTTGATTCTCCAATGCTTTTTGTCTTGTCGACTCTTGAATTGTGGTCCAATATAATCTGTTTCGGCAATATATTATAAAAGAACCTATTCCTGCCCCGCTGTTGGTAAACAATGTAGTCTAATTTATCAGACATTTCCTCTATTTTCTTCATCTTTTCAAACTTCAAGCCATGTTTTCTGTTAAGGATAGATTTAGCATGACCTGAAATGGTTTCTCTACTTACTCTAGCTAATTTTAATTCTGCACCTAATAATTGGTCATCTTCTCCCCGAATCTGAATTTGTCTATCATAACCAGTAATAATTAGATCTATCGGACCAGTGTTCATTTCCCGTGATACTTGCCAGTTGTTCCATGTTATTCTCTCATCAGATTTGTCTGCATCATATTTGTTTAAATCCCTCTGTGTTAAATCATCCATATGGAATAATATGGGTATAAACTTTATTCTATGCTTAGATTCTCTTAATTTATCATAGAGTCTAGACACAGGGATGGCCTTATAGGAAAACTTTTCAATAATTCCTTTGAGGAATGGGACTCTAGATTCTTCTGCTAAAAACATATCCCCGAAATGAGCAATGAGTCTAAAACACTCCATAGCAAGCTGAACCTCCAAGTCTGGCGAAGTTGCAACTTGAGCTTTGTGTGTGGTTGAAATTATGTTTTTGAGGAAGTGAATAATATGCCATTTGTCATCTTTAATGAGGTTTCCTGTAAGTGCCGCGCAAAAATCAATAGGTGTATAAACTTTATACGGGAGTATAAAGACCTTGATTTTGTGCTCAGTAGACTTAATGTAATCATAGAGAACTTGATAAAATCTAGTCAATTCTTTTACTTCGAACTGGATGTCTCGCTTCATCATTTTCTTCTGGTTTATCTCTATTCTTTCTCTCATATGAGATCGAAGTCTAGTTTTTTCAATAAATTCCTCTAGATGTGTCAAATCTCTAAGCATTTCATCTGGATCAGCACCTGGCACCTCAGGGCTCTGATTTACATAGGCTCTTAACACTAATGCTGGTGAGTGATATATCAATTTTAAACTTCTCATTTCTGGCATCCTGCAAGCTGACTGTCCAAGTCTTTCTTGTTCAGCTCCTTTAACAGACATGACGATGTTATTCGATGCTGTTACTAACAAAGGGTCATTAAGTAAGCAATACGAGTAAACTGTTTCGATATCATCATGGGTTAAATCGAATTTGGACAAGTCATCTATAATTTGAACATAGCTCTGAACAAATGTTTTCTTGCCTATAATGGTGTCCATTTCTTCTAAGTCAGGGTGGTCTTGCAATCCAAATATTTTATCATGTATGCTTGTGTAATCTATAACAGGTTTGCTTGAGAACAGTATCTGCTCTATGAAAAGCTGTGATGGATTTTGGATAGATAGTGATTCTTTGAATTTCTTTGAGTTATATCTGAATACTACAGAATTCATGTATTCTTGAGCAGTTTCACCTTTTGTTACTAATAATTCAGGATGTCTGACAAAAAATTCAAACATTCTTTCTTTTTCAGCCTCATCGGATATTACTCTTTGGAAGTCATTGTATGATATTAATCGATTTAATGATCCACTGGTAGTGAATTTCCTAGGAGTTAGGAGAGATCTAGACCTCATTTCGCTAGTTTCACCCATTCCATCATCAGTGGTAACTTCGCTATCTAAAGAAATGTATCTTAGAGATTTTAACTTAATTAGATCCATAGATGTTAGCAATTTTAGATCCCATGTCTTTATCTGGCTACATTGGCTTTGTACAGACTCTCTTTGATGAGTTATAGGGGACATTCTTCTGAGTAGTGAGGTTAAATATGATAAATTTCCTGCCTCTAAGCCAACTAGTGCTATAGTTTGAAGTTCTGAATTGAGCAGACCGCACATTTCAATGGGTATTTCCTCTCTATTTGTAGTAGGAAAAAAAGGTAATGGGTCATTTATTTGATTTGGCAACATGTTGTAGGTAGTATGTGTAATCCAATGATTTAAAGCTATTGAAATCCATGCTAAGGATGCTGGGCAGCCATGTTTAATAGCAGTTTGAGTAGCTGAGAGTCTGCTTGCTAAGTCTTCATATGGCCCTAAATATGCACAGTCTCCAACAGCAGTTAATAGAAACCTACCGTAGACTGAGAATGGCTCACCATGTATATTAAAAAGAGAGACAAATTCTTTAATAAAATTAGTAACATAGGTTTTCTTCATATTTGCTTGGTTTCCGAATGTCAAGCAGATAAATTCAAATAATTTGATTGTGAATTCTATAACATTGTCATCCTTCACTTTGTTTTGAACCATGCAAATGGATGTTTGATTGTCATCAGAATGTACTAAAGAGTTAACTAACACCTCCCCTTCTAATAGATTGGCACACTCTCTCATTACATCTTTAAAGACAGACATAGAACAACTATGAAGGTAACTGGATGTATAATTCATGTTTCCCTGGAGCCAATTTCTCTCAATAACCACCCAATTTCTGTGGTAACCTTCGGTCATCTGCCCTATGATATCATTGTATCTAGGAACTCTCTGATCTAGAATTATCTGCATTAACTCATCAGGTAAGAGTAGCTTCTTTTCCATATAATTGCATAGGAAATAGAGGATTCTCTTTTTTTCATTTGGGTATAGGATGGGATCCATAGCAATCAACCAGAAGTACTTGTAGATCACATCTTGAGCACTCCATTTCGACATGTCTGCATTGATTTCTAATTTCATCCCATGTGCCTTGTCATGGCCTAGATCATCTAGGCTGAAATCTCCACCCCATGCTCCTATCTTAAGTTTATCCAAAAGTTCTTTATTTACATTTTTGATAGTTTTTGCAAGGAACCTTATTTCATCTTCAGCTTGCTTCTCCAGTATTCTAAGTTTAGAATCTCCCGGTTCACTTATCATCTCATCTGGATTGAGTTTGCAACGTTCTTTTGCTATCCTTTCAATTAAGTATAGACACAATTTGGCTTCAAATTCACCTAAAAAGATTTCTCTATCTTTAGCTGTCTTCTGGCCTTTATTAAAAAATGCAAAAACAAACTCTGTATGTTCATGCATTACTTTAAAGATAATATCTATTGTCCTTTCAGTATTGTATTTGTTTTCTTTTAGTATTTCATAAAGTCTATCAAATACTTTGGTAGACATAAAATCTATATACTCTGGGACTGCTTTTTTGATATCTAAATAAGTTGCATGATGTATTTCCATGTCGTTAGTTATTTCTTCTATCAGAGATGGGTTAGCAATCGTGACTTTTTTTACCTCTTTTTTTATATTCTTGTCAACTTTCTTTTGAATCCTTGTTTTGAATTCTGTAAAATCCCCTCTTTTGATACATGATTTGGAACTGGTAAAAGTGGCAATAGTAGTTATTGACCTTTTTAGGTTGTTAGAATTCTCAACTCTACTTCTTACAAAATTATGTCTTGAAGTGTCTAGATTCAGGTTTTTTGCAATAGCATATATAAGTATATCAAGATTCACTGTCTGTTTTTTTGGCTTTTCACTCCATGGTTCTGGTAGATTTTCTCTTTGATCTTTTTCTATCTCCAGAATGGTTTTTGCGAGATCAACTAGAACATGATGTTTCTCATGCAAACCTTTAGAGTTAAAGTAAAATGGCATATATATCTGGTTTATATATTCTTTAAGATCAACTTTACCAGGAAACCAGATTGATCTTAGATCTCTTTTTTTCTGAACACCTTTTTGTGTGACATCATAATCTGTCATATGTATATCTCTCAATTGCACTTTTTCTCTTTGATTGAATGCATTGTAACAACCTTTCTTTATTAGGTCTGTCATAACTACAGAAAAAGCAGTTTTTGTATAAGGGGCGAATTTTTCAGAGATATATTCTTTAACATGACTAGACATTGCTAACGAGTTCATCATCATATATCTAGAAGGTTCAGTCAAAGATAGCATCGCCTTTGTTATCGAGACTGATGTATGAAACGAGAAGTTCAAGAGGTTGTCGAAGTGTAAGGTATTATTGTCTCCAATGAATAGACATGCTGTCATCATAAATAGACCTGGTGAAGAGACTATTCTTTGACATCTCTCTTTATCTAGTCTAAATGCCTTAGATATGCTGACATAACAGTTAGAAGACCTAAAGGTCCCATACAATGAACCAAGGTGTGCAACATCTTCTTCATTGCTATGAATGGTTACAACACAATATACTAGTGTTGCTTTTTTTGTCTTGATGTCTGAGCTCGGCATCACAATGCCGAAGATGTTGTTATTTGCACAAGTGACTACTCGGAAAGTGTTGTATTTGTTGTATTGAGATACAGCAAGCATATTCTTCATCAGTGTGGAGTAATCGTTTATGCATTGCCAAAATTGTGTTTTGGATATTTTGAAAACCACGTCCCACATTTTTGTACTTGCACTCTGGATTTTGGGTGAATAGTGATCTAAGTAATTTCCAATTTTGTCTAAACGATTGACTTTTCCTAGTATCTCTTCTACATTGTTGTATTGGGCCTTACATTTCCTGATAATATCAGGATCATTGAAATCCAAAATGGTAGGCTTATCTAAATCTAAATCATCATTTAGTCTCTTAGCAAATGATTTATGATTTCCTATCCCAAAATAATCCTTCATTAAATGTATCCGATCTTCTTTAGTAATAACAGCTGTGTCCAATTTAAACTGCTGCTCCCATAATGCAGTACAAGTCCCTGATGTGAACTCCTCTATCTTTTTGTCTAATCGTTTAGGTGTCGACCTGGCATCGATTTTCAATTTGTTACAAAACCTCTCATACCCAGAGATATCGCCACTGAAATCCATCAACTTTCCTAGTGATCGGAAGGCCTTTACAAATGACCCTACCCCTGTTATAGATTGTAATTTTTTTGACAGTTTTAGTATTTTCGGTATATTGGAATTTGACTCATCCGAGTTGGGTGACCAGATAAAATGAAAGCTAGGTTTCTGTTTTGCCATATCAGTGGTTACATTTCTTTCGTTTTTAACTCTGGCAACCATTTCCGCCCATCCCTCGTCGATAGCTTCCTTTGTTGGTCTAGGATATTGCCCAGATGTATTGAAGATCTCTTGGGCACTCTTTCTGATAAAGGAATTATACCGACTTTTATATTGATCCATTATGGTTTGTAAGCATTCATTCCATTTTGATGCGTCATCAGAACGAAAGCCTAATGCTTGAAAGAAAGTCTCACGTTCTTCTTCAGGCATAGATTCTATAAATTCTAAAAACTTTCTATGCTCAAATAACTCTGGTGTATCCTCTTCAAGCCAGGGCATGGTCATAGTGAAATCTCCCTGGTTTATAATTTCCAGGAATCTTTCATCATCTTTAAATTTTCCAAATAGGAAGTCTTTTAATTCAAAAAACCAAGATAGGTCTATAGTAAGGTTTATGTGGCCTAATTCTCTCCTTAAATTATCTGAGTCTATCATGGTAGTGTTTGTCGTTGGATTATGCTTTATAATCACGATCTCATAATCTATTCCATTTGCATTGAATATTTCACCAAAAATTTCATTGTACTTTTCTCGGGCCTCCCTTGCACTTCTTTCATCTATGGCTACTTTAAAGTCAATGATGTAAATTTTCCCATTAGTGTCTATATAGTAGTTGTCAGGTGTGCAATACCTAACCCGCCTAGCAATATCATTCGGTAGAACTTCTGAGCAAATATCTTCAGACGGCACATCATTCCTGTACTCCCATCCTGCAGAATCACAAAATTCTCTAGAGAAGTAATTATGCCTTTCAACCAGTAAAGCTCTCCATATCTCCTGAGCTCTTTCTGGGTCTCGGCACAATTCAATCCTATTACGGTATTCCTCAATTTTATCAGGATTCATTTTTGATTGATATGTTCTTAGAATCGTTGTATGTTGTAACCTAGGGGTACACTACT